CAGTGCCGTCAGAAAAAATTCCAATGTGCTGTCCTGCTGCAAGTGTAAGTGCACGACCCTGTGATGTAATTGTTGTTGGGTTTGATCCCGCACCAATCATACCTGGACCGCTAACGATTGCTGTAATAGACTCTGCAACAGATGTACCTGCTGCATTCTTTTGTGTAACAACAATAACTGCTGCTGCATCTGCTGAAACAGTTTTTGATGCATAAACTGTTGCATCTGCTGTTGCTGATGTTGTTTCGCCAGCATTTAGGATTGATGTTGATGTTGCTGCAGATGTCTTAAGATCTGGAGCATTTACTGTTACTGTCCATGTTAGTGGAACAGAGTTAAGAACACCAGTAACACCAGTCTTCAAAGAAGGTGTCAATCTAACAACATATGTTCCTGGAACAGATGGTGTATCTAGTGTTACCAAAAGCTTTGCAGAAACATTTGCAACAGAATTGCTTGTTGAAGCAACGTCTGCAGAAAAGTTTCCTGATCCAGCAACAACTACTGCGCTAGTTGTCTCAAGCACAGAAAGTGTTGCTAGCTTTGCAGCACCTGCTGGCAAAGATGTCATACCAGATGTGACTGTTACTGTGTCTGATGTATTTTGTGCTAAAAACCCAACTGTTACAACTGCTGTTGCAGACTCACCAGCAATTACTGTATCAGCAACTGCATCAATTGTGAAGGTATCTGCATTTACAGCAGCACTTGTCGGAAGTGCTGACATAACGCCAAAGGTCATAGCTGCAGCAAGACCTAAAGCAATTTTCTTAAATGAATTCACTTACTTCTCCTTATTATATTAGTTTTAAATTGTCAAGAAAATCCTTGACATCTTCAGGCATTTGCCTGTCTTCCAATTCTACCATAGCTCTCTGCTGTCTGGCAAGTTTATCACTTGTTCCCCAGGTATGAATCTCTATTTCAATATCTATATCCTTGGGGGTGTGAGAGATAGCACCAAAAACAGCACCACAAACAGCATCTGCCAAGTCTTTAGATTTCTTTCTAGGGTGATCAACACGATTGCCCTTCATAATCTTCAACTCTGACATTTCTTCCAAGAGTAATGGAATCATTGGCATAGCAACTCGCTCTTCATAGATCATCATTGCTAAATCTTCATAGTGTTTTTTTGCAACAGAAACAGTATCAGTTCTTATTCCTACTGCTTTAAGCTCTTGCTGAATATCAAATGATTGCCAACGGTCAAAAGAAACCATTCCTATGTTAAACCCTTGTCTTCTTAGGTTTTGAATCCACTGTTTAACCTGAGATAGATCAACGGGTCCTTCTGATCTTGGCTCCCACCATGCTACTGCATCTACTATTACGATAGGTGCTACTTGCTCATAATCTTTAATTACCTGGATATTTACCCACTTATCTACGTGAGCAATTGCAACGGCACACTTATCGTGCTTTTGTGCAAGGTCAGCATGGACATAATAAATTTTATCTGGATCTGGTTTAAAGTTTTCTGCAAACCTTCTAAAGCTATCAACAGGATTTGTTAATGTCATACAACTAATTAGCTTGTCTTTTTGCTTAAAAAATGCATCAGATGAGTATGTTGGGGTACAAAGAAAACGCATCATTGCATCTCCTAGGTCTGTTAAAAATGCAATCTTAAAATCATCAATCTTACGGGTAGGATTTACTTCCCAAGTTGGACGCTTTAATGCAAAAATCTTAGGAATCTTATATGAAAGTATATTGTCTTCATCCCAAGATATTTCAAAATTGTTATCTGGATTATCATGTGGCAGATCTTCATTAATAATAAACTTGTGTGTTCTTTCTATTATTTCTTTCTCAGCAATTACTGAATCATACCTTTGAGAAATAAAGTCACCTTGATAACGGGGGAATGATAGAAGAACAACCTTGCCCAGGTCAGGGAAGCGAGAATCTACAGTACCACGGAAAGCTTTGTAAATGTTATCAGCAGTCTTACCCTGTTCATTTCCTGTTGCTACCTCTGATGCAAAGCCAGAAATTTCATCAAGAACAGCCATAAATAGGTTCAAACCTTCATGTGACTCACGCTCAGAGTGACCAGAGTAAACTGTGATTGATTTATCAAACTCAACTGAGTCTGCCTTTGGATTATACTTTCCTGCAAACCATGGTGATCTTTCAATCTTACTTTTAAAACCTTTAAAGAAAACATTTTTTGCCTGTTGAGCATTGACTGCAACGTTAATGATATCAATAGCATCTCCTGCAGGCTTTCCATAATATATTGCTGGGTCTTTAAGGCATAGCATTTTATAAACGACATATGCACATGATACTGTTGATACGAAGTCTTTTCCAGATCCCTTGCCAAGTTGCAGGATAAGCTCATTCTTTGTATATTTTTTATAGTACTCTTCACCTGCATCACCCATGATATCAATAACATCTTCTTTACGATAAATCTGGCTCATGGCTTCTACAATTGTATATTGAATATCAGATAAAGGTGGTTGCCCAAGATAGTCTGGAGACTCAACAAATGTCTTTGCATCAACAGGCTTCTCAACAAAATGATTTTCTTTTAAAACTTCCAAGAACTCTTCAAACATTATAGCCAGAATCCTATAATTGCATACTTTGTTCCGCTAATAACTGGATCAGCTGAGTGAGAAAATTTTGTGGATGATGGAAAAATCATTATAGTATTTTCTTCTGGCTTAAATGATTGCTTGATATTTGTAAAAGTTATTGTTCCGCCCTCATAGTTATCATTTAGATAGACAACGGCTGATATTCTTCTTGGATATTCTGGTGTAGCATCAGTATGTTCTGCAAAAAACTGACCCTCTGTATATCTAACTATATGGTATCCTTGATTTTTTAGTTGAAAGATTTTATTTTGATTTGCATATTCAGTAACTAGTGGTTCAATTTTTTTATTAAGAGTATGAGTAAAAGATTCAGTAAATGTATTTGTGCTTGCATCCCTTATATCTTTAGGTGATAAACGATTATCTGAATACCTTGATTTTGCAATTGTTGCATCAGTCCAAGCAAACCGTAAATGGTTTGTTAGTATATCATCTAAGGATATATTGTTAATCTTATCAATAAATATGCCATTAAAATTACTCATTTAAATTATCAGAGATTATAGTTATAACCTCTCCCTCTTTTGCAATAATAGAAAGCTTGTTCATTATCATATCTCTTACTTCTGGATGAGAAGCTGCAACATCTCTTAGTATTCCAACAAGAACTTCTTGTCTACGCTCAATCTCAACCATTTCTTCTGCAAGTTCTTTATTCTCAAGAAGACCAGCCTTTTGTAGCATGTCAATACGCTTAGACTCAATGTCCATTACAAGTTTGATAGCAGAAGTCTTTGCGCTAAGGTTATTGGTTAGTGAGGCTTCGTCAATAACTTCATAAGATTTAGAAATTAGCTTGCTATAGTGTGTGTCAGCACCAACCAATGCCTCTTTTGCACGGGCACGAATTGCAGCGTTATCAGAAGCCATTGTCTTCCACTCATTGATAAGAGAAACAACACGTGTACGAGGGATATCTAATTCTTTTGAAATTACTGTTGGGTCATTACCCTTCAGATATTCACTTACAACAACGTTTACTTGATCAAGATGCTTTACTAAATCTTCTTCAGTTGACATTATATTTGCCCTCTAGTCTATTTATTTCATCTTTAATATAAAATATTGCCTTTTCAAGATCTTGAATAGTCTTTGCTTCATCTTTAAGTCCTGCTCGCCACAAGTACTTAAAAGCATTCCCAATATTAAAGTTGCGATAACGAGTAATCTGAATACACTCAACTCCAGAAGGGTCTGATGTATAGTGCTTTGGATGATTGACTTGATCAACTGTTATATTTAGATTATTGCTCATTATATTGTTACAACCGACAATCTCTTTGAACATTTTGCACAGTCTGTATATGCTTTACTGGTATATGGACATGATGCAGTATATGTATTAATATGCTTACAAAATAATTGTTTAAATAATGCATATGTAACATAAATAATATTTTTAAAAATCGTCATCGTCATCCCAATCAAAAGCTTCTGGCATTCCCCTTAAAGCTACAATAACATATGTAATTCCAACAGCTCCAGCTATTGCTACACCAAACATTATTTTCTTTAGTTTACTCATCTTTTTGACTTCCTTAGTCCGAATTTTGCAAGGTAAACGTATATTGTCTCTACGCTTGCCCCACATTCCTTTGCAATTTCTTCTGGAGACTTCTTATCAATAAGAAATCTTTTTCTTAGCCATACATCTGAAGTATATAGTTTACCAGACATCATAGCTCTTTGTCAAACTTTATAACAGGATCAAGCCTATCCCAGTACCCTCTTGGACTTCCTTGGTACATCTGTCCAGTCTCACGATCCATTAATAACCATTTTGTTGGAGCAAGAGTTCTTACAGTCAGAGTAACATCTGAGCCTTCCTCTTTAAAGGAAAAGCTATCTCTATCACTCATGATTCACCTTCTGACTCAAGAACATCATAGTTATAGGCATCTGAATCTTCAAGAATCCATTTGTCATAACTTTCAACATCCCACTTTTTTGTATTAATTAATCTATTTATTAGTAGGTCTTTTTTAGT